TATCTCATTAGGAATAATATTATCAACAACTCTTGTAACAGGTTTTAATGCTTTTTTAATTGATCCCATAATGTTCCTTTGTATATCTAGTTACAACTCTTGTGATAACTCCTTCATCTGTTACACGAAGCCATTTTACAGGTTTATTATAACCTAATAGATTAGTAAAGTATTCTTTAGTCTCTTTCATAATATCTTTAACACTGCCTAGACAAACAGTATCAATGTGCCAAGGGATGTTTCCACTATTGTAATCTTCAGGGTTTAGTTCTGCGGTTGTCATAAATCTTTTCTCTGCATCCTTGTTTAAAAATGCCCAATTCGTAAAAGCAAAAGGTAAACCATTTTTGTAGTGAACCTTGTATTGATTCAAATCTACGGATGGGGCGATGTGTTCAAGCACGTCCTCGAACGTGTGATCTTTATAGCGAGGAAACGACTTATAAAGTCCGAAAGCTACGGTAATATCGTATAATTTACCAGTATCTATCATAAATACATTACTTTTTTTTGCCTCAAAAATCAACTATTCATCCTCAGATTTAGATACAACATCTGGCAGTTTAGCCACTTTTATATTGACACTTCTAGATATGTCCTCTTGCTTGGTGTCAGTATCTGGGTTGTTAACATCATCTTCGGCTTCTTTATCAGACTTATATTCAACGTTTGTTTTAAGGTTTTTCACTGTAATTTCAGTTTCAATCTCAACGTCTTTAATAACCTGGCCATTGACTATTGTGTCAACCTTGCCTTTTTCTACAAAAGATACCATTTTTACCTCCTTACTCTCTACTTATTTCTAATATTGAAACAACTACATGTAATCTATTAGCAGTTGCAGCTTGTGCCTTTAATACTTCACTTTCAAGAAGAACTAAAGGTTGTGTTAATAATTCGTTTGTTGCTTTGGCAGATATAGCCTTGTCTTTGAATAAACTAAACACTGCATCAGAAGCATCTGTAATAGTTAAAGTGACAGTATCTGCATTGTTACTATCTTCAGAAACTAAAATAGATTTTATAATAGCTCTTGATCCACTAGGAGTTGTATAGACAACCGTATTATCTGTGGTTGTTAAATCTATCTTTGCGTTTTTATATATATTAGCCACTAATAAACCAAGAAAATCTTTCTTGCTCCTGTTTTAATTCATCTAAAAATGTAGAATTTAATTGTTCTATAATAGTTGTTATAGATCTATTTATTTGTTTTTGATTAGAAGTGTCATATTCTTGTTTTGGTTCTGGTATTTTTACATTTATTTTTGCCATTATCTACCTCCATCCGCTTGTACATCCAAACTGAAAGTACCGAATCTCCAACTTTGATCAATGTCGTCATTTTCTATTTTGATATTAACATATCTACCACGAGCTCTTGTATCTTTTTTAGTTGTTGATGAAGTAATAGAGAAAGGACTTAGACCAGTAGAAGAATCTTCTTGTGATGGAAAACGTTTCACGGCCAACGTTACTTTAGCTGTGCCTTCTAGAACTTTAAAATCTGGTACAAATCTACGAACAGATAAAAATCTATCACCTTCTGAACCTTGTCCTTCTAAATCAAAGTCATAAGATTGTACAAAAGAACTAATCGCGGTGCTCGATCCGTCAGTATTGATTTGATTATTACCCACTTCATGTTCAAAATAAATTGTAGCTCCTAGTCCTGTAACTCCTTGTATTGTTGGAAAAGTTCCGGTGTCAGTAGAAGTATAAGAAGTTGCATAAGGTTTAGGATATATCTTAGCGTCCATCCAAGATGTACGGCCTTCTGTGCTTGTATACCAAATACCACCTGGAACTTGTGAACCCATAGATTCTAGATAATTATAAGCAACTAATCTGTTATTGAAACTTTGACCAGATGTAGGATACCACCAAATAATCTCTGTAAATAAATTATTAACACCTGCTGTAATTTGTTGTCCTTTTGTTAAATCAATATCGTCGTATACAAAGTCTTCAACAGAACAAGGTAGTGATTTAACCGTACCATCAAATAAAAAGAAACCATTATTACTCATCCAGTAAGCAACACCATCTATTTCAACAGCCGCATTCTTACCTATTAAACCACAGTTTGTACCTACTTGTTCAAAACCAAAAGTAAAAGGCGCACCAATAAACTTCATAGTATATAAAGCTGTGTCGGTCCATATTAAGATTGTTTCTTTAGCTTTGATGGCGCCAACTATTTTAGTTCCGTCTTGTAATCTTTGTGTACCTGCTGCATTGATTGCTGAAGGTATAAAAGTATTTATATCTTCTTGATCACCAAATCTAATGAACATATCATCCTGTGTACTAGTTGTACCTATTGTTGTTTCGGTTCCAAAGTGAATTAAGTGTCTTGTGGTAGGTGATATTAAAGTAGCTCTAGAAGCTGTTGGATTATTAGAAGTAGAAAAGCTAGAAGTGCTTGTTGATGCTCTGTTTGCTGTAGGTGTTGTAGCTCCGGCGTTCCATGTAAAAGTTTTACCATTTGCAACTGTTGCAACTAATACTTGACCAAAGTTATCTAAGGACCATAGACCTGGTTCTAATTGCACTTGATCAGCTTTGACAGCTACACCCCATCCACCAAAATCTGATGCGTTAGTAGCGGTAGCACCATTACTATGTGTTGCTGCTGTGCTTCCAAGAGCTCCTCTTGTACAGCCTGTTAAATCATTTGTGGATTTACCTGTATATGTAATAAGTTCTGAATCTACTAAAATTGTACCTGCGGTAGGAAAAGATGCAGCACTTGTTAATGTGATTGTTGTTTCTGATGCATCTAAAGCTTCATTTACAGTTGTTGCTGCAGCAGAATCAATTGTGCCGCCCCAGTTACCAACACCCCATCCATAACCATAGGTTTGTTCTCTTGGACCAACAGGTTCATAAAACTTACAAGTTATAGAACCACCTGTAGAAACTGTAGCTGTAGCAGCAGCAGTTGATGTAATTGTAAAAGTTGTTGTACTAGGTGCTGTGATTACTTGAAACTTAACATCTTCAAAATTAGAAGCGCTAAGACCTGTACCACTAGGTAAAGTGACACTATCTAATTGCACTATATCTCCTGCTTTTGCTCCATGAGCAGAACTTGTGGTAATTGTAACAGAAGTTGATTCATCTGTTGTGGCCATTGTTGAAGAGGTTAAAGAACTTTTTATAGGTGTAATATCAAATAATTGACCTTCAAAGTATAATAATAAAAACTTATCCGTTCCAAGGGCCACGTATCTATTACCATCTAGATCTGTAAAAGGGTGCTGTGCTCTAACAACACCAACTATTTTATCAGGTAAAAGAGAAGACCAACCTCCCACCTTTTCAGGCAATCCGTATCTAAATCTTACATTATTGGAATCAATGAAACGACGTTCAGCACCTTTAGTGGTGTCTTGTTTGTCTATACCAGGTAGAAAATCTAAGGTAATGAGAGCCATTTACTCTCCTTAAACTTTATCTTTATAAGACCAACCACGAGTCGCGTTTAAGAAGACTAAGGTAAAAGCTTCTCCGTTTGTTGAAACAGTTAAGTTAGCAGCTGATCCATTTATATTAGAACCATTTCTTGCAACAGTTAAATTATTAGAACCAAAAGATCCTTTAGCATCTATAAAGGTAACTTCATTACCTACACTAGGAGATGCTGGTAATGTTATTTGTCTAGCCGCGGCACTCGTATCTATAATTAACTGATCGTTGTTTACTGCTACATAATTTCTAGCAATAGAATGATAACCTTTCTCTACAGCTAATTGAACTATGTTTGTTCCATCTGAATAAACTAACATCTTAGAACCCACCGGCATAACAACTCCAGAACCAGAGGCAGTTTTAAAAGTTAAAGTATAATCACTTGTGCTTCTTGATGTACCATCTTCTATTAAATAAATTTTTTCTATGGAATCAGGAACTGTAACACTTCTGTTTGCTGCCAAAGTGCCTGTAAACTTAATAGTCATATTTCTTCCATTAGAAGAAGCACCATTACTAATTGATAAAGCTTGATCGGAGGATGCCACATCTAAAGATAAAAAACCACCAACAGCTTCTTCTACCAATTGTAGATTAGTATTAGTTGTAGTTCCCCATAAACCAGCTTTTTCACCTGTGGTGATTAATTCAAATTTTTGTGATGTAGAAAATGTTGATGCCATATTGCCTCCAAATTTATATTATGTTTCCACGTTTGTCCATGTTTGACTTGCATTCGTATCAATGTCATTCCAAGTAATAACACCAGGACCATTAACAGTTGATGTTAATAGGTTTGTTCCTGGAAGTATAACGGCCTTAGCCACGATTGTAACCGTTCCACTAGCCAAGGTTCCTGCTAAGTTAGTCGTGACAGATACGTCCGAAGCAGCTTTTGGTGTAGCACTACCTAAGCTAGATGTAAGCGCATTGGTGGTAACTAATACATTAGCAGTTCCTACAAAGCTTAAATCACCAATAGATATATTAGCTACTTGAGTTCCTGGAGTAACGTCAGCGTTAGCCTCAATCGCTGAGATGTTTCCTAAAGCTATACTAGCTTGAACGCCGTCTAATATTACAGGTTGATCAGAAAATTCTGAAAAAGCAAATTGACCAAAAGGTGCTACACCTAACACGGCTATGCTCCTGGTTTAGTCGGCCAAGTTACTGAGTTTATTTTTTCTACTGTGTCTAATCCTGTAGTAAGGTCTCTTAAATCTTGTCTATATTTTTTCTGTGCGTCTGTCATGGTATTGTCAGAGGCACCCCACCAATCTGTTTCTGTTAAAAGAATATTTCTTTGTACCCTTAAATTATCCAATGATCTATCAAACTTACCGTCTTTCAAATTTTTCATATATGCTATTTCTTCAGCATTTGCATCTCTTGTAGTTGAACTTCCGTCAACATCATATATAGCAACTTTATGTGTCATACTTCATATCCATATACTGCAATTTTCGTAAATCCAGCACCATTTGCATAAGTTTGACTTGAATCAGGTACAAAATTTAATCCTGTGCATGAAGTGTCATTTGTATTATGACCACCTAATGTTTCTGTTATCCAAGCACTATTGCCCGAATTTCTATAGTGTGTAATTCCAACAAATTTTGTATCAGATGCGTTAAATGGATTAAAAATATCCATACTTACCATTGGTGCTTCTGCAGCATTTGATGATGCGTATATTGATTGTGTGACATGAAATCTCCAAAATCCTCCAGCTCTTTGTGCCCCTCCAGCGCTTCCTGTATAACCAACAGATGAATTGGTGTAATTTGTTGTCACATTACTTCCACCTGAATCAATTAATCTAAAAGTTTGTTCACCGCTAGTTGATAGTAAACCTATTCCTGATGCAATTATTCTATAATTTTCATAGGTAGCAGAAAAAATATTTGTAATATTAAATTCATTTACTGCTGTGATAGTGTGAGATGCTATTTTAGTTAATCCACTAGGAACACCAGTAACAGTTCCGGTGAAAGCAAATGTGTTAGCTAAATTAATTTTATCAGAACTAATTGCATCATCTGCAAAAGCTCCTGCGGGTAATGTATTTAATGCCATGTTATGCTCCTATTAACCTATACCCATACGCATAAGTATTTTGATTATTAGAATCTAAATCTACACTACTACCAGCTTCTTGGTATATAAAAAATTCTACATAATCACTTGACCCATTTAAACTTGTAATAGTTGAACACTCAACACCATTATAATAAACTTGTTTAAAATAACTTTGCACTACATCTGAACCATTTACCCTTATAGCATGATAATTATTTTCAAAATCACTGCCAGTGTTTAACCTTGTGTGCATACAAAAATAATATTGTCCCGATACTTGAGGTGTAAATCTGTAATTAGTGGAACTATCAAAAGCATTATCAGTATCTAAAATTTTATTATTCCATTGTATTTTTGTAGTAGCATCATTTGAAATACTTTGATTACCACTTCTAGTTACAAGAAAAGCTGGAGTATTTTTTAACGCAGCATTATTTAGTGTTACAGTGCCTGACCCATTAGAGGTCATGATGGCATTATCACCACCGTCAGCGAGTATATTTACTTTAAGCTTACTGGTCATCTATGCTCCTATTATTCTATAACCTTGAAAAAAAGTAAAGTTAGTATCATTATTAATGTCACAATTTCCTCCACTATCTTGTTGGGCGAAACATTCAACATAGTCAGAACTACCATTACAACTTATTATTCCACTAACCATATAATTTTGATTATCATTTCCGTAGAAATGTCCTTGTAAAGTTCTAACTGCATCACTTCCATTTTTTCTTAATTTTATTTGAATACCACCTACACTACTGCCTTTATTAAATAACATAGAAGCATGGAAGAAAAATTTACCAGCTACTGTTGGTAGAAATCTTTTATTGCCTGTGTCGTAATTAGAACTTGTATCAAAAACTTCTGTATCAAAATTTAATTGTGTAGCAGTTGCATGAGCAATAGATTGTGTTGCATTCATAGTTACATGAAAAGCTGGAGTATTATCTAAAGTACCTGCGGGTACTGTAATAG